CTATTCTGCTATAGAGAAGTTCAAGAATCAAGCTGAGAAAGATAAGATTCTTAAAGAAATTGAATCTAATCCAGCATTTAATAATGATGATGCTTTGCGAGAAGTATATAACACACTAAAGGGCATTGTTCCTGAAGATAAGAAAGCTAGTGATAAAGAAGCTAGAAGAGAGAAATGGGAAGCTGGAAAGCAATTAACGGGATTTGACTATAGAAAGTGGAAAGAATCTCCCGAAGGTAAAGCTTTAATCAAAGAATTTGGAGAATAGATATGGGTGCTTTGAAAGATAAAGTTCTTGATGAATTGTACAATAATAACTATAGAGACTTGTATGATGAAATAAATAAGATTAAGAATGATGTTGATGTTGCTAACTATATCAATGCTGATAAGCATCACATTACCCAGACTATGTCTGATAAAGACTTAGAAGGTATGCCTAACTTTAAGCAAGCTCTATTTGGTAAGTTAAAGACTGGTAAAGTAGATTATAATAAAGAATTTGGTGAAGATTGGTACAATAACTATGAAGAAATACCTTATCAAGAAATCAAGTATATAGCCGATAAGAATGGAGTAGACCCTAAGAAGCTTATTCATGAAATGAGTACAGAAGCAACTAAGTTAAGAAGACAAGATATAGCTAATGGTGATAATCCAGATGCTTCATTTATGGATAAAGTTGGGGGAGCTGCTTTATCCTTATTCGGTCGTAGACAACAAGAAGCCATTGCTCGTGGCGAAGATCCTTCATTGAAAGATTATGCCGGTGATATTGGTGAACAAGCAATTTACTTTGCTCCTTATGGTGCTATTGCTAAAGGATTAAGTGCTGGCTCAAAGGTTGGTAAAGTATTGACATTAGGTTCAAATGCCATAGCACCATTGGCAACAGAATCTTATGATGCTGTAGCTTATGACGATTCTAACCCTCGTGGTGACTTCTCCGTACAAGATGTAGCAAGTGGTACCGCCCTTAATGCCACTGCTCCTTGGTTGGTAAAGAGCTTCGCCGCTGCTGGTGGTAAAGCATTAAATGTACCTAATTTAACTAAGAAGGTAACTAACTATGCTAATGTAGACCAACCTGTAAGAGAAGATAGAATTAGCAAATTATTGGGTGGATTGAGAGGTAGTCCACAATCTCAAAGACAGAGATATAATACTCAAATCAAATCAAATCCTGAACTAGCTTCACAGAAATTAACTGCTGAACAATTAAATGAAGGACTTAACTTTGATAAAGATTATAAAGTAATGCATGATAAATTGTATGCTAAATTAGCTACTAGACAAGGTAGATGGCAAGGGGGTGACCCAACAAAGAAGTGGCGTGCCGGTTCTGCTAATGTGTCCCGTAATGAATCTATGCAGGATTTCACTCCCGAAGAATTACAGTTCATTGTAAATGATGCAGAATTAAGAGAAATGTTACCTTCGGAACTTTCAAGAATGCCTACTTTGGAACAAATAGCTGGCGAAGAAGCAACAAAGAACTATATTACTAACCAATATGGAAATGTCTGGGCGGAAGACCAGAATCCTTGGACTAGACTGGGCTTTCCTGGTGTTGCTATTTCAGATGCATTTAAAGATAAAGAATCAGAAGAACAAAGAAAGAAAGATGAAGCTCGTATATTGAAAGAACTTGAAGATAAATATGGAACTTCTAAGACATATAGATTGTTGAAAGGAGATAAGTAATGAGTATCAGATCTTGGGATAATTGGAACAAATATACAGATAATGATTATAATCCTTTACATGGATGTATTCATTTCGTAGTTAATGAAGGAAATACAAGTGCTCCAATCTATGATAAAGATGGTACAGCATTAAATAATCCACAATTAACAGACATTTATGGTAGAACTCAACATCAAGTCTTTATTGAAGAAGATGTTATTGCTTACTATTATAAGTACATTGGTAATGGTGAATGGTACACAGAACAATCCATTGACCCTTCCGATACTTCTAAATGGCAATTACAATATACATCTGATTCGGAATTGTCAATAGATGTTCATATCACTAGTACATCACCATATACAGTATCTAATCTTAGTGATTTGAGAACTCTAGATGTTGATACAGTACCATTTATAGATGATGCTCAAATTATAACTTTACTTGGTTATAATGAATCTGGTGATAAAGAACCAATTAACTATATTTGGGATTCTAGTTCTACTGCTGCGGATGATAGTGGTGCTGTTATTGCTTCTACAGGTAGATTGACTGGTAGATGGATTATGGTTACACCAACAGAACATCTTGATGTAAGACATTATGGTGTATTTCCTTCTAATACTCATAATATGACAGACCAATCTGTAGCTATACAGTCTGCTTTGACTTATGCCAATAGTAGAGGTCTAAGATTGTTCTTTGATGTTAAGCATGAAGTTCAAGATTATGTCTATTATAAGTTATCAAGCATTACTTTGAATCCTATTCAACAGATAGATGTATCTAAAGGTGTTATATTCTTAGATAGTGATTTGATTATCCACAGTAATCAAGTTAATGCTTTCAATACCGATCCTTATTTCTATAATGGTGATACTACCCTATATTCTAACTATGCTAAGTCTAGTTGGAATATTAAAGCATTATTTAAATCTGATAATGATGTTAAGGGTCATTATATCATTGATGATTCTACTAAGTCTACCAATGTTATTCAATTACAAGGTTGGATTGTTGATGTAGAAGATGACATTACAGGTTATACTTTCAACGATTGTATTATAGAAGGTGAAGGTATTATAACCTATAGTACATTTACTAAGTGTGTATTTAATAACCTCAACACTATTAGCGATTATTGTTCATTTGATAGTTGTAAGTTATCAGAACTAATCTTTAAGGATTCACCTGTAGTTAGTAATGCATCTAATTGTATAGCAGATGTCACTAATTTCACAAATAAATTACAGTTATGGTGCAGTATTCATTATGACATGGGTACTGCTAACTTGGATTTCAATAATGTTCCTGTTCCTACATCTTTCACCATTATTCCATTAGATGAGGATAGAACTTATAGTAACTTTATAGGTACTGCAGATACCGATAATCCACATGTATTTGGTGAGAATGCTAATGTACATAACTTTAGATTTGTTAATTGCCAAGGTAACATCAAATTAAGTGGTGCTGCCGACAATACTTATATCTTTGATGGTTGTTCTCTCAACATTACTTTCACAAATACAAGCAACACATTGAACATTGAAGTAAGAAATTCTGACATAACATTCAATGATGATTTGTCAAATTCTACAATTAGTGCGGTATCTTCTACATTGGCACTCAATAGCAACTATACCGCAGTTACTGTACAAGACAGTATACTACAATCAACTAATAACTTGAATGTAGATAAATTCTATGGCAGTAATTCTATAATTAACCAGATTATTACTTCTCCACAATTTACTTTCAAAGATTGTCAAATTAACAAAGCTCTATATGCTATTGAATATAGTGATTCTGATAATTACTATATAGATTGCTTCTTTGATAACTGTGTATTCAATAGCCAGTTGAATATAAGTTCTTCTAATGCGGACACTATTGTAAGAGGTACTTGGACTAATAACATTGGTAATGTGGAAAGTCCTATAGTTATAGACAGAACGAATCTAGCCGCTGCCGACGCTTCACACACATACCTATATAGCAACAATAGTGGTACATTTGTTCCATCAAGTGAAGCCACAGTATTAGATTCCATTGTCATTATTACCGATTTATCTAACTATACTGGTAGTGAAATCTATGCTAGAATGTATGATGGTGATGGCATGGCTAACTCACAATGGTATCAACGCGGACATCTTTATACAGTTAGACACAATACATCTGATCCAGTACCATCATTTAGATTTAATATGTTCCGAATTGGTTCAGATGCATTTGATGTAACTTGTACTTGGTCTCCAGTGGCACAAGCATCACAAGCAATTACAGACAATACACTACCAAATGATTTAAGAGACTGGATTACATTGGGTGGCAATACTTGTGTATTCTCTGCTGTATTGGCAGAAAGTTCTTTCACTTGGGCACCTGTTCCACCAAGTATACCTCCTTATTCTACCTATGTTACAAGTGCTTATCAACTTATGTTATTTGGTACTATTGATGCTGGTAACATTTCGGGTAATAAGCTATCTGATCTTACACCTTATACTGTCAATACAATCATGACTTATAAGAAAGTCTAATTATTGAACAAAGAGGTCTTAAATGAATGAATTGAATGACAATGATATAATCAAAGCTTGTGGTGAATTCTTATCCAAATCCGATAATAGATTTAATGATACTATTCAAAGAGCCATTAAAGATTTATGTATTTATTCAGGTGATTTCTGGAACTCTTCTATAATTAGAAAGTATAAGAGAGGTAAGAAATTAAATCTTTATCTTAATAACTGGAACACAATGGTTAATGCTATTAGTTCGCCTATCTCCAACTCACCTTGGCACATTGAATTAACCGACAATAATATGTCGGATTTACAAGAAATGATTGATAACATTGAATCAGATTGTGATAGTAAATCCGCTATTATAGATGCTTTCCGTAAAGCGGTATTAACTGGTTATGGATTCCTGGTAGTCACTACGGTAGAAGATGAATTTACTGGTGAAGCTAAGGTAGTCATTGAAAGTGCTTCACACATCAACGCAATTGCTCTTGACCCTTCTAGTGTTAATGTTGATTGTAGTGATGCCGAAGAAGGAGCTGTCATTAACTATATTGGACTAAAGAAAGCTAAGAGACTTTATGGCGATGATGTAGTTCCATTCTCTTATCCTTCAACTCCATGTATTATTAACTTTGATGAATTTCACCAATGGGATGTACCTGAAGATTGTGTTGCTATTGTATCTTATTACAGAAAGAATGATAAAGGTCTAGTGGACTTCTATAAGATTTGTGGTGATAAAGTAGTACAGTCCATTGAATTACCAATTAAGTACATACCTATCTTGAGATTAGCTGGTAATGAAATTTATGAATCTAATCGTATTAACTATGATGGCATTATTCAACAGACATTATCCTTGGAATTAGGTATCAACATTGCTTATTCTACATTGGTTGAACGTGTAGGTAGAAGTGCTAAAGCTAACTATATGATTCATGAAGATTCTCTAATAGCAAAGAGTATGGCAGCTTGTAATGATGATGATACTGTAGCAGTATTGTGGAAAGGTGAACATCAACCAGTACCATTAACAGAATCATTCCAGACTGGTGATTTACAAGCTACTATTTCTACTTGCCGTAGCTTAATGGAAGATACATTGGGTGTTCCATTAACAGGTATAGTAGACCAGAAAGAAAGAACCGCAACAGAAATTCTTAGACAAGAAATCTCTAAAGAAAGTAATACTGCTAACTATTATAATAATGCTTATAAAGCTATTCGTATTCTAGGAAAGATTATTACTCAAATGTTGACTGGTGGTGAAGAAATAAGATTCACTCTTGAGAATGGTCCTTCTATCATTACTCGTCAAATGAAGCAGCGTCAAGAATTAACTGCATTGGCTACAATTATGCCAGATAATATGAAGCCAGTTATTGCTAAGTACTTTGCCGATACATTGAAGAATGATTTAGGTGATGATTTGTCTCGTAATATAGTTGCTAACTTACCACAAGATGTTAATTTCATTAGTGATACAGTTGACCCTTCTGCTATTCATCAACTCAATCAGATGAAAGCTGCTATGGATGATACTATGAGTGAACTAGAGAAGATCAAAGCAGAGAATGAACAGTTAAGACAACAGTTGAATACTACACAAATTAACATGCTCAATAATCGTGAACAAAGAGAACTTGACTTTGCTAAGTTCCAAGTAACTGAACAAGATAAGATGACTCTTGAAATGGCTAAGTTACAACAGAATGGAGTAAAGATTGACAATGATGCTATGATTAAGCAACAAGAACTTAATCTTAAAGAAGCAGAATCCAATATGAATCAACAAGAACAAGTCAATGATGCTTACATTCAAGGTATCAACGATACATTAAATGGTGGTGTATAATGTTATTTAAAGTTCTAACATTTAAAGGTGGATCTGGTAATGCTCTTAAATCTGGTGATAGACAAGCTACACTAAGACAATCCAATAGTGAACATAATGCTTTACTAGATGTTACCACATTACCAGAATATAAAGCTGTAATGGCTATGCCACCAGGACCTCAAAGAAATATAGCCATTGCAGCTCTTAATGCTAAAGCTCAATTAAGAGAAAGAGAATATGCTAAGTATTGGGATGATGAATTACCGCGAAGACCCATAACACAATCTTCTTCATTCATTGGAGATATTCAATATGACCCTTATTCAGAGTTAATGACCGTTAATGTTGGTAACAAATCTTATGCTTATTCTGGTCAAAGCCCAGATGATGTTGCTAACTTTATTAACTCTAACTCATTGGAGAAGTATTATAACGATACTTTGAAATAATACTACTTGCAGTAGTTATCTAATTATTAAATTGTATTAAGATAACGGTGGTCTTTATACTTAATTTAATTACACCGGTTCATGGAGCTGTCACATGTCAATGACAACAGAACAAGCAATGTCTTATCTATCTACAAATGATACAGACAAGCAGAACGTAGTTGAAGATAAATCTATAACCAATGACCCATCATCAGAAGTTAAAGATGAATCTCCTAAATCAGAAGAAATTAACGTCGCTTCTACTGACAATACTACAAAGGTTGATGATACACAGAAAGAATCTGCCAACCCCAATAATGACGGTCATTCTACAATGGAAGAAGTCAAAGGAAGTGATGAGCCTAAGACTACGGATGTTGAAGATGGAAATAAGAGCAAGAAATCTCATAAAGAACAACGAGATTATGCTTATATTAGAGAGAAGCAGAGGCGTAAAGAAGCTGAAGCTAAAGTTAAAGAATTACAGTTCGCTCTAGAGAAGTACAAAGGATTACAATCTAAAGACTTTAAAGATAAAGATGGTAATACTGACTATGATGCGTACACTAATTGGAAATTACAAGAACGCGATATGCAGAATGAAGTTCAAAGACTTCAAAGAGAACAATTAAATCAAGAACTTGAACAAGATAGAATTGCCACCGAACGTTGCTTTAAAGGTCAAGAATTAGAAGATTATAATAATCTTATTCAGACTAAAGGTAAAGTATTTGCGGATACGATACATGAATATGATAATAAGGATGTAATCTTTAAGTATCTTGATACTGTTGATGATTATCCTATTGTATTGAGAGAATTGATGACTAATTCTAGTAAATGGTTGCCTCAAATCTTTAGAAGTAATCGTTATTCAAGAGCTGTCATTAAAGACTCTTCTACTCTAGAAAGAAATACTGCTAAAGTTGTTGAACAAATTCTTGATGAATACTATAATAAAGATAATTCACAAGCAACAACTCAACCGGTTAATCCTGTAAAGAATCACATTCCTATTATTGGGAAGCAAATTACACAATCAAATTCTAGTGGTACTGATCCGAATGGTTCATTATTGACTAGTATAAATTCAATCAACAATTATCTTCGCAAGAATAAGCGTAGATGAGGAGAATAATATATTATGGCAAATACATTTAATACAAATAAGAGAAGTGAACTCGTTCTAATTCGTTCTGCTGAAGCAGCTCCATACTTGACAGTTGGTTCTAAGAATTACTTGAAGGATCAGCTCGTTGGAAAGCGTAATGGTCAGTCTTACGAATTCGTTATTCGTGATGCTGGTGAATATGTTGAAGGTATGGACATCTCCAACAGTGGTTCGGAAGATTTAATTGAACGCAAGGTAATCAAGACAATTCGTATTGGTAATGTTAAGGTTAATACTAACTTACTTGAGAAGGTTACCGATGCTAACTGGGATAAAGAAATTGCTGAACCTTATGGTGAGAAGGTTGCTAAGGGTCTTGTCAATTCTGTATTGGCAGATGACATTGGCTTACAGAACACCGCATTCGTTGGTACTGGTTGGCTTCCATTGTTCAAGGCTTCTAACTATCTTGAATCTATCTCTAGTGAATCACAGTATGCTTTCGTAGACCCAATGGTTGAATCCGTAATGCAGTCTAGTGGTAAGGGATTTGGCCCAGCTGGTGATGTTGAACCAAGATTCCAGAAGGGATTGAAAGGTATGATTGGTCAGGCTGAAGTTCGTGCTCAACAGGGTATGCCAACACTTGAAATCTCCGATGCTTTGGCTTCCGAACTTGCTTCTGCTACTGTTGCTTCCTATGCTACTGGTACAGATTACGATACATTGACCTTGAATGGTGTCACAGAAGTTATTCCTGCTGGTACTCCATTGTTCATTAGTGGTGTCTATGCTACCGATATGGTTGGTGTTAAGACTTCTGCTTTGAAGGCTTTCATCGCTATTGAAGATGCTACTAGTGGTGTAGTTAAGGTTCGTAAGACAGACTTTACTGGTCATGGTACTCGTGAAGCTTGCGACATCAATGATGCTAACATCGTTCTTTCCGACCTTGCTTCTAAGAATCTCGCTAACCCAATTAAAGCAGGTGTCTACTTTACTGGTATCTTCCGTGTAAATGGTGCCTTTGAATTTGACTCTCTCCCAGAATTGGATTGGTCTAATGCCGAATCTCGTGTTACAACTCCAGATGGCATTACTCTCCACGAAGGTCGTGCAGTTGATGTATTTGCGGGTTCTAACAAGACTCGTTGGGCTATCGCAGCTGTTGCTGGCATTGTTGAACCACGTGGATGTGCTTATGTCTGCA